CCCCGGTGTTTGCCGGTGGCCGTATTCCACATAGGACGCATATTCCAAATTGTTGATAACGGTCACGGTGTACTGATCCCCATGTTTTTCAATGGGAAGGATCGTCCACGCATCACGCAAGGAACCGCCCCGATACCCGGCCCAATACTGTTCCCGGATAGCCCCGGAACGGGTAAGAAAGGTTCGGCTTTTCCCGCTTGCACCCTTTACCTTTACGGTCTTGGGTCCATCAAACTTGGGGGCCACGCCAACCGGGGTTCTTTTCTTTACCTTGTTCCACAGGATTTGGGCAATTTCGTTGGCGGCATCCCGGCAAAGCCGATCCATGTCAACTTCCGAAAGCTGTTGAAGGCGTTCATCCAGCTTCTTCAATTCCCGGTAATCACACCGGCCCCATCTTCCCATCAGGCCCACCCCCTGAAGGGTTCAAGCATGATTTCTTGATGGTTGGAGAAAACACCCGGTTCACCGGAACGGGAATAGGTGAAGGTTCGTTCCACATCGTTTGGCCGGGTGACAATGATCTTGCATCCTGCTGGAACCTTCACATCCGGGGAAAGGAACAGCTTCACCACCTGTTGGGCGGTTGCCACTTCATCCCCATTGGTTGAAGTTAATGTTTCAAAAGACAGCTTGCACGGCTGATCCTGAAGAAGCGGCTTTTCTTCAGAATCCGTCAGGTGGGTGACAGGATCGGTGACTTCCTCACGAATGAAGATAGAACACCGATCCTTCCACAACCGTTCCAAAGCGGTTCGCACGGCCTTATTTACCATACCAACCGCCTATAACGGTAGATTTCACCAATGCGCCCGTTGATCAGATAATCAATCAGGCTGTTCAACCTCTGTTCAGGGGTTGAACTACCTTCACCAAGGGCAAAGGTAATGTTGGTGTCACCTTCCTGAATGGATTTCACCGCCGCCGCATCCAGATCAAACCCTTCAAGCTGTCCAGAACACTTCTTCATGTTCAGGTATTCGCCCACGGCCATAGAAACGGCCAGACTTTCCAACCCCTCCGGGATTTCGGAAAGGTTGGAAAGGTTTTTGATCCGCCATTGAACATTGTTCAAGGCAATATCCAACAGCGGATCATCAGCGGCCCCCGCCACGCCAAGGGCCGTTAGCATTGCAACCGCTTTATCACGCAACGGGGTTCACCGCCTTTAGCCACGGGAAAGAATCCGGGCAATGGGAATGGCCTTGTGGTTGATGTAAGAACGCTGACTTGCGGTGCTTTCACCGGAATGAACCAGCGTCCAGTTGCCGCCGTTTTCCAGGTCAGCCGCCGTGGGGCTGGTGCTTGCCTGCGTTTTCTTCTCATAGGACAGGCCGAAGGGGGCGAAAACCTTACGCTGACGCATATACAGCAAATCCTCACCGCCGTTGGTCTTGGGGTCACGGGCCATTTCATAGGGAACCTTTACGCCGATGTCCTCATAAGAGAAGGCACCGTTACCCATAGCGTAGGTGGTGTACTGAACACCAGCAACCACATAATCATTGGCCGCAAGGGTCTTGGAACCGAAGTAGGGCGTGACCTTGGACAGAAGGATTTCGCCATCAGCGGGGGTGCCAGAAGCGACGATCTTCAAAGCGCCGGTGGTGTTGGCATCGGCATCGAAATAGCCTTCAGAAACGGGCATCTGATCGGTGACGATCACCAGCTTGCCGTTCCAAGTACCCAATTCCAAATCACGCTGAATACCGTCCTTGTCGGTGTACTTCAGGCGTTCGATCAGGTTCAGGTTTTCAAGGCCGGTGGAAACATCACTATGGCAGAAAACCAAAGTGAACTTCTTCTTGTTCGCACCGCAAGCCTTGTTTGCCGCCGTGTTCAGGGTGGTGGCGGTCATAGCACCGGAAACGGTGGTGGTGTGCTTCTCCACAAATTCCTTGTTCTTGGCATCGGTGGTGGACA